GCTGTGGCCGTCGAGAACCGCGTTGGCCCCGGCACGCCGGACGTCAACCACTCGCTCGGGTGGATGGAGCTCAAGTGGCGGAAGACGTGGCCAAAGATCAAGCCGCACGAGCCGGTTCTCTTTGAACACTTCACTCCGCAGCAGCGCATCTGGCTGCGGAGCCGCGCCGAGCGGGGCGGGATGGTGCATCTCATGGCCAAGATCGGTCAGGACTGGATCGTGCTCGACGGCGCGTGGGCAGCCGAACATTTCGGACGCGTCGGCAGCGAGGTATTATTGCAACTCAACTCCGCGTGGCGCTGCCACGGGAAATTGGACGGAAAGGGATTAGTGTCATGGCTCCGCGCGAGCTGACCAAGGGGGAGCGGCTCCTCATAGAGCGCCGCCGACGAGACTGCAACCAGCGCACGGCTGCGCTGCTTCGCGGTGTTTCTCAGTCGCGCTACCAGGCGTGGGAGCTCGACAAGGAGGACGGCGCGCCGGATGTCCCAATCGGCAAGCTCAAGCCGCACGAGCGTTGCTTTCTTGCGCGGCGGCGGGCAGGAGGAACGCGCGAGTGGCTGGCGGGCGAGCTCCGCTGCTCCAAGCGCTGGGTGACGCTCATGGAGCGGGGCGAGGTAGCGTGCGACCGACTGACGGCCTTCTGGGAGAGCTGACTTGACCCCGAACAACTCGGCGGCGGTGGAGTTCCTGCGCCGTTGGGCGCCGCTCGGCCCCTGGGTCCTGACGGCCATCCAGCCAGACCGCAAGGCGATCACGACGGAGACGTTCCGGCCGGCGGACATGCGCCGCCTGACGGAGTGGCTCGAGACATTCAACGGTCGCCGCAACATCTACTTCCATGTCAACCCGGTCATGCGCGACATGACCAAGAAGGCCGACCGCGAGGACATCAAGGAGGTCGCGTGGCTCCACGTCGACATCGACCCGAGAGCCGGCGAGGACCTGGAGGCGGAGCGCGCTCGCGCCCTGGGCCTGCTGCAGCACAACCTACCCCTGGGCGTTCCGTCACCGACGGTCATCGTGTTCTCTGGCGGCGGGTATCAAGGGTTCTGGAGGCTCGACACTCCGATCCCTGTGAACGGTGACCTGGGTCTCGCGGAGGATGCAAAGCGCTACAACCAGCAGCTCGAGCTGCTGTTCGGCGCCGACCAGTGCCACAACATCGACCGCATCATGCGGCTGCCAGGTACCGTCAACCTGCCCGACGCGCGGAAGGCGAAGAAGGGCCGGCAGCCGGTCCTCGCTGAACTGGTCGAATTCTGCGAGGACCGGCTCTATTCCCTGGACCAGTTCAAGCCGGCGCCAGCCGTGCAGATGCCCAGCGAGCAGGGCTTCTCCGGCGGGGGCAAGACGGTCCACGTCAGCGGCAACATAGAGCGGCTGAACGACGTCACCGATCTCGACGCGTGGGGCGTGCCCGACCGCGTCAAGGTCATCATCGTTCAGGGCCGGCACCCCGAGGAGCCGAAGCAGGGAGACAACTCGCGCAGCGCGTGGCTGTTCGACGCCATCTGCCAGCTGGTGCGCTGCGAGGTACCGGACCAGGTCATCTTCTCGATCGTCACGGACCCCGAGTACGGCATCAGCGAGAGCGTGCTCGACAAGGGGACGAACGCCGAGAAATACGCGATCCGCCAGATCGAGCGTGCGAAGGAGGACGCGGTCAACCCGTGGCTCCGCAAGCTGAACGAGCAGTACGCAGTCATCGGGAACATCGGCGGCAAGTGCCGCATCGTCGAGGAGGTCATGGACTACGCACTGAACCGCACGCGGCTCACGCGCCAGTCCTTCGACGACTTCCGCAACCGCTTCATGCACATCCAGGTGGAGGTGGCACGCACACCGCAGGGGTTGCCCGTGACCAAGCCGCTCGGAAAGTTCTGGCTCGACCATCCGAAGAGGCGCCAGTTCGACACAGTGGTGTTCGCTCCGGGCAAGGACGTGCCCAACGCCTACAACATGTGGAAGGGCTTCGCCTGCACCGCTCGCCCAGGGGACTGCGCGCTGTTCCTCGACCACCTGCTGACCAACGTCTGCCGCGACAACACGGTGCACTACGAGTACCTCATCCGCTGGATGGCGCGCGCGGTGCAGCAGCCGGACACTCCTGGCGAGGTGGCGGTGGTGCTGCGCGGCGGGCGAGGTACCGGCAAGAGCTTCGCCGCCAAGGTGTTCGGCCGTCTGTTCGGGCGCCACTTCCTCCACATCAGCAACAGCTCGCATCTCGTGGGCAACTTCAACAGCCACCTCCGCGACGCGGTCGTGCTGTTCGCGGACGAGGCGTTCTACGCGGGCGACAAGAAGCACGCGAGCATCCTGAAGACGCTGATCACCGAGGAGACGCTGACCATCGAGGCGAAGGGCGTCGACGTGGAGGCCGCACCCAACTACGTGCATCTCATCATGGCGTCGAACGACGACCACGTCGTGCCGGCCGGCGGAGACGAGCGCCGCTTCTTCGTGCTCGACGTGGGCGACGGCAAGCAGCAGGACGCGGTCTACTTCGCCGCTATCACGAAGCAGATGGCCGAGGGCGGCTCGGAGGCGCTGCTGCACGCGCTGCTGACGATGGACCTGGACGGCTTCCAGGTGCGCAACGTGCCACGCACCTCGGCGCTCGACGACCAGAAGGACTTCTCACTCGACCCGATGGAGGAGTGGTGGTTCCAGAAGCTGGTCGATGGGCGCGTGCTCCGGCGAGGCGACGGCTGGGCGCGCGAGGTGCGCAAGGACGAGCTCGTTGACGACTTCGTCGCGCACGCCAATCGGTTCAACGTGACGCGACGCGGCAACGCGACCATCCTCGGCAAGTTCCTGCAGCGCTGCGTCCCTGGGCTTCAGCAGGTGCAGCGGATGGCGAAGCTCGACGAGCAGACCCAGGAGGGCTGGGTGCGGACGGTGGAGCGGCGCGCCTACTTCTGGGTGATGCCCTCGCTTCTCGAGGCGAGAGCTCGCTGGGACGCGCTGCACGGCCCGCAGGAGTGGTCGCACGCCGAGGAGCAGCGCGACCTGGACGCGCAGCGGAGCTCGCCCAAGGGGCGAGCTCCCTACTAGGAAAGGATCTGGGCGCGGAAGGAGGTTTCCGCTTGCCTTCTGCCGGCAGGGGTGCGACAGTTCCGCTGCCGGCGCCTCCGCCGGTCAGAAAGGGAAGATCATGACGGATCTCAGGAACGCCACCACGGCTGCGCTCATGGACGAGCTCCTGCAGCGGCTCGCCGACGATGCGAACAAGGGTCCGCTCGCGAGCGCCACCTTCGCCCTGATGCGCGCCACTGAGCAGTGCTGGACCGGGTCGCCGAAGGAGGCCGACCAGCACGCGGTGGCGGCGCGCAAGTGGATGCGCAGCCACCGTGTGAGCAAGGTCCGGGCGACCACCACATGAACGCCAAGCTGATCTACGAGGCGCAAGATCTCGCCCAGGTGAACGGGCCGAGCATGCGCTACTTCCAGACGATCCTGGCCACCGACCCTGGGCGCTGGCGCGCCTCCCTGCACCTCGACACCGACTGCCCCTGGCTGAGCCGAGGCAAGCTGGAGCTCTGGACGCAGGTCGGCTGGGCCGAGGTGCTCACCCAGGTGGGCACGGAGTGCGCTCCGGTGGCCGAGTACGCGGTCGCCACACCAGACTACCGCCTGGTCCTCGAGCGCGACGCGCGGCTCCTGGGCCTCGCCAGGGCGTGGGCGCACAACCTGGTCGAGCACGTGGGGCTCGCGATCCTGTAGAGAAATCTGCATCCCGTCGCAGATTTCTGCTTGCCTTCTGCGGTGGGATGGGGCAAGTTTCTCTTACCGGCGCTGGTGCCGGCCAGAAAGGGAACCGAGACGATGACCCTCGTGAAGCGCGACTACCTGGCGATCCTGACCGAAGCCTTCGCGGCGCCGGTCGTGGTGGAGCGGCCTTCGGGCTGTGGCCGGGTCTACGTGGTGCTCGGCGCCTCCTGGGATGCCTCCGAGGAGGCGAAGGCCCAGGCGAAGGCGGACGCCAAGGGCATCGCGGCGGCGGCCAAGAAGCTGGGCAAGATCTGGCAGGCCAAGTCGCACTACGGCGACCGGAACGCGCTCTACGTCGGCTACGACAACCACACCGGCTACGAGCTCGGCAAGGGCACGGCCATCGAGCGCGTCCTCAAGGCGCACGGCATCGACTGCTACCGCAACGAGCACGGCGACTGACCCAACCCGGCCGGCGCCTAGCGCCGGCCTCCCAGAAAGGGACCCGACCAGATGTCCTTCGTGGTGATCTTCCAGACCGGCGGCAGCCTGGGCTCCTGGCGTCCCGTCCTCGACGGCTTCGGGACCAAGGAGGCCGCGAAGGTGAAGCGCGACGAGCTCTGCCGGATGGGCTATCCCGCCTACGTGGCGCCGGCCCGCGTGTACGAGGCGGTGGGGCTGCCAGAGGGTCCGGCCCCCAGCTGGGACTACCGCGAGCTGCGGTGGAAGGTCGGGCGCGAGCCGGACTGACAGAAATCTGCGTTCCGTCGCAGAAAGGTGATTGCCTTCTGCGCCGGGATGCGGCAAGTTTCTCTTACCGGCGGAGAGCCGGCCCAGAAAGGGAACCGAAAGATGTCGAACCGCACCGCCAAGATCGCCGAGCTCCAGGCCAAGATCGACGCCGGCCACAAGATGGCCGAAATCTTCGCCCGCAAGGTTAGCGCCCTCCAGGCGATGACCGACGAGCAGTTCGACGCCCAGACGCAGCCGACCGCCGAGGTGAAGGCCGCGACCGTTGCGCGGATGGTTCGCGAGGTTCACTAAGACCGACTGCGCCGCCCAGAAAAGGAACCGACCCGATGTCCGTGCGCGTGGTGTTCGACACTGCTCCCTTCGTCCGCTCCCACATGCAGGAGCCCAAGGGACGAGGCTCCTGGGCCTTCGCCTTCGAGGGTCGCGAGCCGCTCTTCTCTCCGAGCATGACGCTGGCGGATGCTCGGAAGTGGGCGGCTGACCAGGTGCGTGCGGCGGCTCCGGCCGACTTCAAGGGCACCGTGGTGGTGAGCGTGCTGCCCTGACCCTCGCGTCCGCGCGCTGCTTCGGCGGCGCGCGTGGCGAGCGCCAGTGCTCGAGAAAGGGAAACCGATGACCGTACTCAACCTGCCTGCCGTGCGCGTCGCCGCTCTCGCGGTCGCCGCTGGGGAAGCCTGCGTGAAGCACGAGACCGCTGGTCGGTTCTAGGTCGCCTGGGAATACTCCATGATCGCGGGCGAGCTCTGGGCCGAGATCTCCTGCAGCGACAACGCAGCCGTGTGGCACAGCAACGCGCGCCGGCTCCACGAGGTGGTGACGGCCATCGATGGGGAGTTGTGACGATGACCGAGCACCTGACCCGCGAGAGCGTGGAGGCGCTGGCGAAGCGCCACGAGGATGACGCGGGAGCGTGGGAGATCGACGGCGGCAATCGTGCGCTGGGCCGCTATCACCGCGACA